AGCACCTACCAAAACTCTATTTACGGCTTGTACTTGTCCGTTTTCAGGAACTGCAAATACAATTGATGCCCCATTTGTTACTGATAGGTTAGATGAGCCCGATGCTATTACAATTTCACCTTTTTGTAAAGATGCCGTTACAGCCGATAGGGATTCTAAACTACCCCTTCTGTGTTTAATGATTTGTGCCATATTTAGTTTTTGATTATTCTGTGTTATTCAATCTATAAATATCTTTTTTTTTATCAAACTGATTGTAAATTTGAATTAAATACAATATATTTTTTTATTACATTACCATTCACCCTGATCAATGATTTGAGATGATGTTTGGTATAATTCTATATCAGTTGCAAAACTGTTATCTAATGAAGAACTGAATGATTCCAAATTAGTTAATCTAGTATTTACCGATGATGAAATATTAAGTGTATTTGCCGAACTTGCACTAATTTGAGTATTAATAGATGAACTAAATCCAGCAAAATTAGTAGTTTGTAAAATATTAACCTGAACTGATGATGATATTATTCCATCAGGCAAAGTAGCTGCAATATTACCCTGTACAATAGCAATTACCGATTGTGAAAAATCAGTACCAATAGCTGCAGATGTTTGTAATGCAGAACCACTTTCTATTTGTTTTAATCTTATTAACGTTGCCATATCCTATAAATATCTTTTATTCTATATCTAACAATTTACCTATAACATATATATCATTAAGTGTTACATCATCGTAATCTATATAGTATTCATTTAAAGTTATTACTACATTATTTCCAACTTGCTGTATTGAATAATTGCCTGGAATATGTAACCCATACACCAATACTTCAAAGTTTTCAGAAGATGCACCCTCTGTACCGTAATCTAATGCAACGTTCTGTATCGTTAAACTACCAAACCCAGTATTATCAAATAAATCAACTCCTCGTTTTACACTCATTGCACTAAATTCTAAAATCTCATTATAAAAATCTGATATTTTTGTTTTATTATTTACTAATTTAATCGGATTTGGATTAGTTTTAGTATTTGATTCAAATTTAGTATTAGTTGGTATTTCGATATTTAGTAGACTACCTGTTAAATCACTATTCGTTAGATTATTAGTATTAACCGTTTGAATTGCCCTATTTAATTTTTTAGTATTTGATTCAAATTTAGTATTAGTTGGTATTACAATATTTAGTAGACTGCCTGTTAAGTCACTATTCGTTAGATTATTAGTATTAACCGTCTGAATTACTCTATTTAGTTTTCTGGCATTTGAGTTAAATTGTTTAAGCATATTGTTCTATATCTCCTTCAATTTCAATATAATCATCATTTTCCAATATATATTCAAAATTACTTTTAATAAATTTCAAAAGTAACGCCCCACCAACTTCTTCAACTATGTAATCTCTTGCACTTATAGATTGTGTGTTTATATAGACCGTTAATCTATCTTGCGTAGTTCTATATTGTATTTCTCTTAATATGGATACAAACCTCCAACCCTTGGCTTCAAAAATCCAATAGTTGGTATCATCTAAATTTTTTGCTATTAAATTTACTTTTTTTGGACTTCTACTTATTTGTTTAGTTATATCTAATAGGGTTCGTTTCATTATATAATATCAATAAATTTACCTGTTATTGTAATTTGATCTGCAATATCAACAGGTTGTGCGAATATTCCTGGAATAAAATTTATAGTAAAGGTTGTTAATGATATTGAAACGGTAAAATGCGTAGTTTGATAATATCTAACCCCATTTATATAAACTTTAACATCATATGACTTATCCGCAACGGTTATACCACTCGTTACTAAACTTGATAGTGTTGCGGGTGTTTTTATTAATTTTACATTTGCAAATGTTATAGTATTAGTTGTTGTAGGATTTTGTACTTTACTGTTATTTAAAGATAAAAAGTCAATTAAATCTTTGTTGTCATAATATGGCGATGGTGTAGTTAATAACCCTTCCAATCTTCCGTTTCCACTGGTTATATCTGTTTCAGTTGATACTACTACTCTTTTTGTAGAAAATGATTTTTTTACTAAGCTTTCACCATCAACTTTTTCTGGAAGTATATACGCTTTTACATTTAGTGTAAATTCAAGCCGATTTACTCTTTCACTATTCTCCCCCACCTCATTGGTGATGTTGTAATCATTTATTAGCGTTCTAAATTTAAATTTATCCTTATCTCCCCAATATTGTGTTGAATGCTCAATTTGCTCAATTACTTTATTAAGATGTTCGGTATACGATGTCCAGCACATACATTCATAACTTATATCAACGTAGTTTGCCATAGCAATATCGTATAACTCATATGATGGTTTTGTTCCATTTAAGATACTAAACCTATCATATCTATTATTTTTATTAAACTTGGTTACTGTCGGATATGATAGATGTCTATTTAGTAACGGCATAGTATCATCTTTTGAAATAGATGAACGTCTTAACATCATTATTGGTAATTGTATCTGCCCTTTTATATCTCTATAAATACCTTCTTTTCTAGCACCGTTCCATCTTTCTGAATTACCATATATTACAGGTATTCTAACGGTACTACCATCACCATCTTCTAAATCAGGCAATATCACATCTTCCAAATAAGTCATCATAGCATAATCAATATCAAATAGGGTTATGGATTGTCTTATATCCCCCTTTTCGTATTTAGTTTGATTTGCTCTGTTTAACTCTGGTCTAATTATCTCTCTATTTGCCATTATCTTACTCTTTCTGTAATATTTAAGTTTGATTTACGTGTCATAAAGGTAGTACAAACTATACTGTAATTATTATATGGCTGTCCTCCAATAAATTGAACTTCATTTGTATTATCTATTTCATAGTATGAGTTATCAAACATAATAACATCACCTATTTCCGGATATATACCCCTTTCTTCACATAAATCTTTGTCAAATTTGAATGTAATCAATTGAGAATTATCAGGACCAAATCCTTCATATACTACATTTTCAGGATCTTTATCAACCATTGCATATAAAGATACTCCCTGATACCACGTTTTATTAGTAGATTCGCCGTATATGTTTATTTTACTTTCGTAAATATTTAATTTGTATAGTGCAACTTCTACCTGCACAACAACATCTACCAATTCTCTGGCTATACTTTTGAAAAAATTAACATCTCTTTCCGATACGAACTTTGGCATATTATCCTACATATAATCTTAGTGGAACTTTTCTCAACATATCCTGATGATGGTCTGATTCATGTGCTTGTTTTTCAAACACATTCTTTCTACTCATCTCTTCCAAATTCTCTCTAAGTTGTGTAATTAAATTATCTTTTTCAACCTGTGCCTCTGCTCGTAATGCCGCACCATCTAAACTGATTTCTGCATCTGGAATTGGAATAGATGAATATTTCTCTCTAATTGCACCTAATAATTCTTTTGAAAGTGCCAATGTATATTTTCTAATCCATTGCTTACCAACATCGTTTATATTTGAATATTGAATAAAATCGTATGGAATATCAGAATAATCCGAAAGTGAATCCCCTTGGATAGTTTGAGAATCATGTTCAAATTCATCTCTACTCATATATTCAAAATATACTTTTGATAATGTACCTTCTGTTGGTATTGGAAATATTTCTAATTTATTATCTACTATATTAAAAGTATGTGCAGATTTTCTAATATGGTCATTAAATTCAATTTGTTGCATTCTTAATACATCCTCATATAAAGGCATCATTAAGAATTGTGCAGCAGGTGAGTAACTTCCAAATCCCAATTCACTTATTAAATTCAAAGTTCCTTGTGCCCCAACTGAATATGGATCAAAAAATCTAGTTATGGCGGGCGTTGCTTCGTGAAATACTCTAGTTACATCAATCGTAGAACTGCCTGTAAATAATGTTGCAAAAGATGCAGAGGTTTCCACATCTACCGATGCACTCATTATATTATAAATTTGTTGTTCTGGAACTAAATTTATATAAGCTTTTTTGATTGAAGTTGTACCACCAACTCCTGCTAAAGTTCCGTATTGTTGTGCCATACGAACTGCAGTTGGTAAGAATGAACCATCTACCAATGTTTGTGAATAGTTTGTAACTTTTCCTTTCGGTTGTCCTCTTAAAATATCTAAATTATTACGAAGATTAAATTGATTTACTTGTGCCGAATATTCAGAAACCGATTCTTCAAAACAAGCATAAAATTGCTCATCAATCATTTCAACATCTACAATCGGATACCCTAACCGTTTTGCACACCATCCGGCTGTTTTTGGTCCATCGTTTTTGAAATCGGTATCCGAATCATACAGACCAAATGGAGTTGAGCCAGAGATGACAGAACCACTGCCAGGCCATTTTAAATTTAAAGACATATTCTAATAATTTATAGTTTTACTACTATAAATATTATATTAAAATAAAAAAAGGGATAACTTTCGTTACCCCTTTTGAATTACTCTAATCTGTTAAGATTAAAGAGTTTCTAAACCTTCAATTAATACTTTACCGTAAAATTCTGGTCTTACTAATTTCTTAGCGTAACGAGTCATAACACCACGTCTTGGAGTGAAGTTAGTTGGGTCGTACACTAATGGAGTCATAATCAATGGTACATACGGTGCGTAAACTGCTCCGGTTTCGAAGAAGTTAGAACCTTTGAATCCCATTAAGATAACGTTCTCAGTCATATACGGGTTTTTGTAAACATCGTATCTATTTGAGATTTGTCCAATGTTACTTACACCTGCTGCGAATGATAAAGCGTCTTTCCCTGGATTAGCAGAGAATCCGTTCATTGATTCTAAGATAGTTGCAACGTTTGGAGAAACTACTACGAAATTAGCTCCACCTCTCATTGTTAATTGGTGAATTTTGTTAGATACTTTTTGTAATTTAATACCCAAAGTCTGGAACCAAGTGTTCTTTTGGTATGCAGAAGCTGCAGCCGCATTAGAATCAATTGAGAAACCAGCACCATTCCAATCATATCCAACTCTAGCTGACCAATATTCAGTTGTGAAAGCATTTTGTTGTAACATTTCTAAGATTTCTAAGTCGATTTCTAAAGAGATGTATTCAGACAACATTTGAGTTAATTCCGCTTCTGCGTCAACAGAGTGGTATGCGTTCAAATCTTGCGCCAATTCAGGAGTCCAAATTGCTTTTAACTTACGAGTTTTAGCAACGATTGGCTCTGATTTCAATTCTAATTCGATTTCTGGAATTGCTAAGTTGTTACCTCTATCTTCGAAGTCACCACGAGAGATATCGGTAGGTTGTACGTGATATACCAAAGTAGCAGCCTGTACACCAGATGAACCTGTACCTGTTAGGTTTGCAACAAATTCAACATTAGTACCATTCTTAGTAACATATTGAGGGTAGAAAACTATGTTAGAACCTGATGCTAAAGTTAATTCAAATGCTCTAACACCATTATTATCAGAATCAGCTGGCAAAGGAACACTTATTTTCTTTAGAGTGTTAGCTGCAAAAGATGTAGAAACAGCCGAAATAGATAAATCATAATCAATATCTGCTAAAGAAGCAGATGCAATTGTTACTGCTGATGCAGAAGAAGCGTTATTGATTGTGTATCCAAATCTACCTGCACCATATAAACCACCTTCGGTTGCTTGAGTTGAACCTAATTTGTTACCTGCTGGAGATAAAGAATCTTTACCAAAAGTTCCACCAGTACCGAACAAAGAAGAACCTGTAAAGTCAGGGTTACCCGCTGGGTTAGTACCATATTTGAAGTCCATGTAGAAAATAAGACCTGATGGTAAGTTCATTGGTTGAACCGAAACGAATTCTTTCGCTGCGATAGAACCGAATACTCTTCTTACCAATGGAAGTGCAACACCTGCCCATTCTTCCGAACCACCTGATGTACCAGTTCTGGTAGCTTCATCCAATAATTGTTTTGCTTGGTTTTCTAGCAATACTGCCATACCATGCTTAGTTGTTTCTGATTTTACTCCTTCAAGCAAACCAGTTTTTTCCCATTTTGCTTTCAAACCTCTAGTTTGCTCAAGCATGACACTCTGTGGGTTATTGCCATTCATTAATTTTTGTAAGTCCATTTTATGTACTTTTAAGTTTAGTTGTTAATAATTATTTTAAAATTCCTGCTAATTTTTTAAATCTATCAGATAATTGAGTATTTTCCACAATTACTTGCTTTGATACAGACGGTTTGGTAGATTTTGTTACCTTACTCGCAATTCCTTCTGAAATTGATTTTTTAGCTACTTTGTTAGAGGTTGTAGTATATTTGAAGTTTTCTGCTAATGTAGAATACACCAATTTAACTTCTCTAACTGTTTTTGTTCTATCCAAAGTTTCAATCACTTTAACTTTTTGTTCGTTAGTCATGTTGTGAGCTCTGAATAATTTGTTTGCGAATAACAATTTAGCGTTAAGTAAATTAACTTCATTGATTGTGCTTTGAAGTGATTTAATAGTGGCGTATGCTTCGTTTAATTCTGCAACTACATCATCATTATTTACTTCTTCACTATCATCAGTCATATCCGATTCCATTTCTCTTAAAATTTCTTCTAAATCAATAGTATCATCTTCTACTTCTTCTTCACCTGCTTCACCATACTCTTCACCCATTGCAGGCTCTTCACCCATTGCAGGCTCTTCTTCGGTTGATTCTTCATCTCCCAATTGTGCTTCCAATTCTCTGATGATAGCTTCTAAATCCATATCATCTTCGGTTTCTTCTTCTTCTGATCCAGTTACATCATAATCTTCACCACCTTCTTCTTCACCGAAGTTGAAATCGTCTTCTTCATCTTCACCAGACTCATCAGAACCCATTCCATCACCTTCTAATTCGGCTAATCTTGCTTTTAATTCTGCAATTTCAGCGGAGTTATCAGTGTCTTCTTCTTCACCACCGAAATCAAAATCATCTTCTTCGTTGATGTCTGCTACTTTTTTGTAATCAGTACCAGCTTGTTCAGGCTTACCACTATCTTTTTTTACACCAACTGATAAATCAGTATCTGCATCCAAAGTTGGTTGTGAACCAGGTGTTTCAGCATATCCGGCATCTGTTTTTGAACCGATGTCTGATGAACTTAATTCTTCGTCCACTTGTTCTGCATCATCTCCCATTTCTGCTTCTGCTCTTAATTTTTGTGATAAGATAGATTGTAGTCTTGGTGTAAATGCTTCTTCAAGTGCCAATTTTGCGTTTGCTAAAGCCGTTTCTTTAACTGCTTTGGCATCAGCGATTGCTTCTTTCAATAATTTTGAATTTGCCATTTTTCCTTAAATTTGTTTGTGAAGTTATTTAGAAAGGAACTCCAATGATATTATGTCGATTGTTCGGTCACACCTTATATCAAAGGGTATTCATTAATCAACTATTTCTAAAAAGTAATTCCATATAGGAATGGAATATTTGATAATAAGTATGTAGATTTTTTAAAAAAGTAAAAAAAAACCCCAAATTTCTTTGAGGTTTTTAATTTTTTTTTTATTTTACTGGTGATTTACCAATTTATACTTAGTTCTATATAAAAGAGATACAACAGTATCTATATCATTTTGAATCCAACTATCTTGTAATTTTGGGTTTGTTCTTAACTTTGCAACCATTCCACATAGTGTTTCAAAATACTTAATAATATTTTTAATATCATTATTTTTATCTAACACTCCGATGCCTGATAATTGAATCAATCCTTCTTTCCCCTGATATGCTTCAACTAATCCATCTATCAACTCACCAATTGAATCGTAGTAATCACCCAATGCTAAATGTGCAGAATGTGAACCTATACCTTTAACTCCTAAATGAAATGAATGAGATTGTGTTCTACTTTGTAATAATAATGATGCCAATTCTTCCATTTATTTGCAAGTTTTACATTTTTGTTCTCTTAATCCCAATCTTTGTTTCATAACATCTTCTGATAAATCTGCTATTTCAAAGTATCTTCCTAAAACGTGTCCCATATCTTCATATAGAGCTTCTAATCTTTGTTGTTGTGATTGAGCTTCTACTGCTTCTTTTTCAAATGAAGTTTGTAATTTTTTTAACTCATTCATATTTCTCTTAATAGTAACTCTATCAAACCAATCACCACCTTCTCTCAAAGTGTATTCTTGTGCAGCATCTGCAATTCCACCCAATGTTTCTGCTATTTGCATAATATCGGATTTTCTACTCATACCTTCTCTATGCTGATTGTATGTTGAAATTATTTCTAAAAAATGCCTTTTTATTTCCGTAGGTAATTGCTTGAACTCTTCGGTTTCTTTTAAAATATCCTTTAATCGTATCATTTTATTGTTTATTATTATGTAATAGTAATTCACCCAATACTTCAATCTCACCCACTAATCGTTGAAATCCAATTTGCGATAAATCCATATTTTTGATTTTATCACAAAATTCGTTTGATTTTGTATCCAACAATTTTTTTGTTCTTTCAATATTAAAATTACCATCAACTGCATTTTGATAATAAGGAAGTTTAACTACAAAATGGTGATACGTTAATATAGCAGGACCACCTTTTTCTTTTGCATCGTTTGTTATTTTAGTTGCACCTTGTAGTCTTTTAGAAGCAAATTGCGTAAATGTTAAATTAGTAGCAATGTTTTCTTTTTTTAATAAAGATTTTAAATGCAACATTTTTTTACTTTTTTAAAACACCTGATTTTTTAATCTTAGCAATCGCCATCATCAATTGTTGTCTATCCATTCCCAATGCATCAATTATTCTTGCAACAATCAATTGCTCTTTTTTCTTCGGTAAACTATATCCTTTGATTTGATCAACCAGTTTTCCTAAAAATCTATCAACTTGCGGTGGTAATGAAACATCCATATCCTCTAATTCTTCTTTTTGAATTCGGTTTGTCACATTCTCTTTTTTTAAAGAACCCATGCTTATGGGAATAAATTGTGTTAATTTTGCCATTTTTATTTTAGTTTAATTCAATTATAATTTCTCTCATAAGGTTTTGCGATTTACACCACTTACCACATTCATCCGCTAACTTAGCCCACTGTTTTGATTCGTTTACAGGTGCCATAAATGCACCGTGTGTAGATGGATTTGATACAAAATCCCAACCAACTAATTCAAAATCCTCCTGAACCATCACTGTACCATCTGTCATTTCTTTAACAGAACCCAATCCCCTCGATGATATACCTAAACGGATATTATTTTTTAAAAGTTCTTTAAGAATGTTTCCAGATGGAGTAGAAAGAATTTCAACCGAACCCATTACATCTTCACCTTCCCACCAAATTTCTCTAATGTTGTGTGAAACATTTTTCAAATTAATTACAGGAGAATCCGGATGGTCTAATTCACCCAATGCTCTTCTTTCCTTAATAAGTTGTGCGTATTTTTTGCATTCTCTTTCTAAAATTTCTTTAGGATATCTTCTATTATTTTGATTAGGGGCACCTGCTCTTTGCAAAACACCTTTAACAAGGAAAGTTCCATTTTCTTCCTGTTGAAGTTTTGCTTCAAACAAATGGGTCTCTATCAATAATCCTTTATTCATTATTTTAATTTTTTACCTTCGTTTTTAGCTCTCAATGCTGCCAAATCACTCGCTTCAATTTCACCATCTTTATCAGTGTCTAACTTTTCCTGATTTCCAGGTAGGTTTTCGTTATATCCTCTTAATCTACCTTCCGATTTTGCTTTGTAAGCTTTATCTACGGCATTAAAGAATTTCTTCTTCTCATCATCACTCATAGAGTTAATATCTTTACCCGTCTTATCTAACATATGCTTAAACAATTGTTGATAATCTTGTTCTTCTTTCACTACTTGCTTAACAAGTTCTTTTAATTGTTTTACTTTCATTATTGTGATATTTTACGAATTTGGTGTTCTAATTTAATGAGTCTCTCTTTTATCTTATAAATATTAGTATTTGTTCTTTTCCAGAAATTTTCATTAGATATTCCGCTTTCTAGTTTAATTCTACCATACCAATTCAAAAACTTTTCCATTTCTGCCAACTGTTTGTTGATGTTTGATATTCCTTTTCCAATTTTACTAGTAGCAGGTGAATCTTCTCTTTTGAGTTCTACCCAACGATTTTCGGTAATAACTACTGCATATTTAAATGAAGCGTTTTCATTTACATTAGTATATCCTGTCAAATCTGCAAAACGTTTTCCTTTTTTCTTTTCATTTTCAGGTTTTCCAAATGCGAATGGGGTGTTATATGGTCCTGCTGCATCGGATGTTGTCATTTCTTTAATTGAAAGACCCAACTCTTCTTCTGTTTCCTGAATTTCATCATATCCCATTTGATGTAAATCTTTAATAATATCAGATTTACTTGCGTTTTTATCACCAGATACAACTATTGCAACTTTCTTCTTAGCCGATGGAGTTCCGTCATTATAGTATTGCATTATTCTTTTAAAATGAACATCACCACTACCCATCTCATTTATTTCTAAATCGGCATCGGTGTATATACCTTTTACTTTATTTTCCAATTCTTGCGAATATTTCTTTTTAAGTGTAGTTAATTTTTTTAAATGCTCTAAATGGGTCTGTTGTTCTGGAGTTCCTTTTGATTTTTTGTATAAATCCAAATGTTTTTCCATAGCATCTAATACTTTTGAATAATCAGTTTGAATAGCTTTAACTGAACGTAATTCACCCAATATCATTTCTTTTATTTTATCAGGCAATCCTTTGTGAGATGTTGATGCAAAATCCTTAGCATCTGTATCACTCATTGAATCGGCTGCTTTTTCAACTTCTGGCGATGGATTTTCCATATCACCTTTTTGAGTTGCATGAACCATACCCATAAATCTTTGCTGTGCTTTTGATTGTGCTGGCATTTCTAATTAGTTTATGAAAAAATACTAAATGAGCCCGTTGAACAACTAATTTGTCGTGGATAACACGGATATACTTGTCCCGTAGTCATATGCGAACCGATCAATGTTCCACCACCTTCCATTACAATCCCACCCAAAGTTCCATTATGGTCTTTCATAACACCCCAAGCTTTTCCTGATACTGAACCTGTTACGCTTGATGATGTGAATGTTTCTACTTTATAAATTCTATAATTTACCATTTTTTATTTATTTAAACTTTCTTTTAATTCTTTTAATAATTCGTAACTCATCATCAAAGCCGATAAATGTTCTTCTTTTATCTTCTTAACAGATTTTACTTTTCTAATATTTGAAATAGTTTCTGCTAATTTTATTTTAGTTACTTTGTCAGGAATAGTTTTACCAACTTCTTTTAATTGTATAATCAATTTTGTAATGGATTTTCCGATATATTCGTTTAATTTACCAGTATTATTGATATTATTTATATACTCTCTTAATAGTGATTTTTGTTCAACTGTTAAGTTTTTATATTTGGTATTAAAATTCTCTACTAAAAATTTGTAAGATATTGCTCGTAAATCCTCATCTTGCTTCTTATATTCTTCCATAACTACATCTTTCAATTTTGTATCTTTGTTTTGTATAGAAGAATTGATTATAGTTTCTGCTATTGTAAATCGTGAACTTACAATATCAGTTGGATCGTATTGAACATTTGTAGTGGTTACTTCAAACACTTTATAAATAGAAGCGAGTGCTTTATAATTTGATACAGGTGAATTTATAAATTCATCTATATTATAAGTTTCTCTGATTTGTTTAATTAGATTATACTTTTCTTTGATTAGTTTGGACTCATCCAATCTTTTTCTGGCCTCACAAATTGTATCGATAAATTTCTCTGCTTTTGTTTCGGAATTATATTTCTCATTTATCAAATACTGATATAATTTTAATTCCTTTGATAATTCTTTTTTAGAATTAAAATGTTCTTTCAAAATCTTTTCTGCAACCGGTTTATCTGATGACATTATTTCTGCGGTAATCTGTCTTACCAATAGTTCAAATATAAATCCTGTGTTTTTAAACTTTGAATGTTTTATTCTTTTCATCAATTTATGTATTTTTGTCAGATATAAATATATTTTTATATTACTTTGTTACGTTTTTATTAAATCTTCTGTTAAAATAGTTTTTTTGTTACCATTCATATCTTTAAAAATCTCATCATAGTTGGCTCTGGGTTTGTATTTTACGGATCCTTCCTTTTGTTTAAGTGTTTTAATTCCTAATGGATCCCTTCCTTCCGGATGGTCATCTTTCCCATATCTAACTGGATCTTTAGGCCTTCCTACTTTACCATCCTCTTCTAATTCGGATTTAATTCGTTGTATTTCTTCTTCTACATTAGTTTGCCCCTCTACGCCGGTTTCGTTTGCAGGATCAGTACCCTGCGTTTCAATTGATGTTAATCTAAATTGTTGTTTAGTATCTTCCAATACCTGCAACGTTAATTCATCTTGCTCATCATCTGCCAATCCCATAATAGAATCATACATCCATTTTTTAGAGAACATTTTAGTTTGTTGCATTTGTTGAATCAACTGCACTTTTGAATTATATAATTCAACTTTTTCTTGTTCGTATATTTTTGATGGAATTGTTAATTCTAATGAGAAATCTGTTAAACGGTCATCGGTAACACCCTGTGCGTACAAATGAATTATCGCAATTTTGGTTAATTCCGAAATAAGTACTCTTTGTATCCTTTCAACAGTTTTTGCAAAACGAATATCTTGTGATGCTAGAGTTGCTTTACCATTCGCATCTTCCTCATATCCTAAATATGCTTTAGGTATTTTCAAAGATGCCATCATTTTACCTTTTAAATAATTAAGGTCATCAATCATATTATATTCCAATCCTTTAAGAGTATCAATGGATGTACCATTATCACTACCCCTTACTGGCATATAATAATCTTCAATAAGATTTTGAATATTGTATTTTAAGTTATACTCACCCGTTCTTTCATCAACAAATGGAACTTTTTTAGAATTGTTGATAATTTTTTGCATATAATTATCCACTTCGTTTGGTGGAATATTACCAACATCTACTTTAAATATTCTCTTTTCAGGTGCTCGCATTACTCTGTGTATCAACATTGCATCTTCCATCAACATTAATTGCTTCCAAACCCTTCTACCACCCTCAATCATAGATTTACCATAAGGAAGAAAGTTTGAGTCTGAATTCAAACGAAAATGTGCCATCTCATAATTTTCAAATTCTTTTTTAGCAGATTGAGAAGCTCCTCCATATGGGTTTTGATATGGTGCATATAAGAATTTAACTCTTTGTGGGTTTTCTGGATCAAATTGTTCCACCCTACTCATCTCATAGCACGATAGTGGCATAACATTAACAATACCGAGTGTATCTGCCATTTCTAACTGTAAGAAGAAATCACCATACTTAACTAAATTTCTTGTCCACGGCCATAGATTAAATTCCAAATTTAAAATATCAAAGAAAAGGTTTTCTAAAATTTGTTTTATGTTATCATCGGAGTGGTGTATTTTTAAAACACTACCCATTTCGTTTCTAGCAGTACATTCATCTGCGTATATATCTAATGCGGATGCCAGAATTGGGTCAGTATCCATTGAATCGTAATCCCTAAATAAATCAATACGAACTTGTTGATACGCCATAGATGATTCGAGGACACCCGAACCGTAGTTTGTGACTTTAAGTTTCATAAACCTATCTACTAGGTTTGTTGTCATATTCTGATATTCATCAGTATCTATGACTTTAACCCCGCTTGCCGTTTTACGAACTATGGTATTTGTTGAAAATAGTTTTTGTAACCTACCGAATACTGATTTATCTACTGCCATTTTTTTTTTATATTTTTATAAAGATACGGAAATTTTTTGGATTTACCAAATTACCATTTCCTACAACTCCAATATCTTGCCTTATGTCTTGGCCCTGGACTATCACAATTATGTCTAGCTCTAAACGATTTTCTCGCTTTTGGATTAGATTTTC